ACATGCGGTTCGACTCGTGGTAGCGGTCGACGAAGATCGGCATACCGTCGTATTCCAGCACGTTGAAGCCGCCTTCGAGCGTCATCGGGCGGACGTACCGCACATTCTGTTGCATGATCGCCTCGAGCGCGGCCCGCACACCATACGACGTCGTGATCCAGTCGACTTTGCCGCCTCGAATCTCCGACAGGTCGACGGCCTGCCGCATCAGTTGCTGGGAAATCGCGCGCGGCGTACCGTTGTTCGCGATTCTGTTCGGCTTCCACCACGGGTTGGTGGCCGGGTTGATGCCTTGCAGCGTCAGCGAGCTGTCCATGATGCCGCCAAGGCCCATCGCTTCGACGTTGTAGTCGCCCGTCACAACCGCGATGTCCGTATTCGACGTCGTCACGGCGGCGCCGTCGATCGTGATGGTCTTGTTTCCTTCGTCGATGTTCGTGATGGTCCGGCCAGTCGCGACAGGCGTGCCGCCACTTTGCAGGATGTCGATGATCATGCCAACCTGGAAGTATTTCACCTTGTCGACTGTGAGCGTGTTGGTGTTGGAGTTAGCATCGAACTTCGCCAGCATGCCCGTGCCGTTGCCGAAAAGGGCCCGCGCGCGTTGGTCTTTCAGGTCGCGAAGCAGGCCCTTCATTTCGGATTCGACGGCGCGGATGAATGCGCCCTTGTCATTGCGCATTGCCTTGATGGTCGGCCCCGTGATTTCGATCCGGCCGTACAGGTACGCGCAGTTCGCCGTCGATTCCTTGTATTTCTGGCTGCCAGCCGCCGGCAGAGCCGCGCCTTCCGCGCGATAGCCGACGCCGCTGTTCCGGCCGATATGCAGCGGCACATAGAATCGTTTACCGGTTGCCTGCTGCTTGTTCTGCACCAGCTTCTGAATGACCGGATTGTCGTTATTCAGTTGTTCCCGGACCGGGCCCAGGTAATCTTCCTTGAGAACCGCACTTGCGGCAGACAGATCGAATGCCATTTCGCATCATCTCCTGAATTAGTCTTCTGTTGCGCCGAGCCGCGCCATTGCGCGCGCCCGTGCATCTGCGAATGTCTTCGGCGTCCCGCTGGAAACTTGCCCTTGTCCGGACGAACCGACATTCGCCGGGATCGAACCCTTCGCGCCGATCAGCTTCTTCATGCCGTCCTTCTCGGCGCCCTCGAGTCGCTTCGCCAACTCCTCGAACTTCAGCGCCCTGTACGCCACGTCGAAGTATTTCGTGATGTTGTTCGGGTCGACGGAGACGCCCAGATCAACCAGATATTTGTTGATTGCCTCCGGGTCCGCGCCTTCCTTTTCCTTGACATAGGCGTCCAGCGCTTCGCGATACGTCTTCTCCCATTGCGCCTGAGCGTGCTGCTGGGCGAGCTGTTCGGCCAGCGCAGCCTTTTGCTCAAGCTCTTGGATGCGGCGCATGACCTCGACAGGCACCTGCTGTTGCTCGGCCTGTTGCTTGAGCTGCTCGAGCTCGATGCGCTCCATGAGCGCGTTCAGGTCCATGCCGTTGTACTGCTGGAAGAACTCGCTGACCCGCCTGTGCGCCTCGTAGTCCTTGAGCTTCTCGGACAGCTCGCTCTCCCACTTGGAGCGCTCGGCGGCAAGACGCTTCGCGAACGCCTTTTCGAAGTTGTTCTGCTTTTCCGGCTCGGCGGCAGCCTGTTCATCAACGCCCGTCTGGTTCGCAGAACCTTCGATGACTTCCGGTTGCTCCCCGGCGGCAGGAGCGTCTTCCACGCCCGCTGCAGCTTCTCCCTCGGCGAAAAGCTGCAAGTCCAATGGCAAACGATTTTCGAACATATTCATCCTCCTTGTCTCCCGGCGGCGGAGACGAATTCAACGCCCGCTGATTGGTGGAAATAGAATGGGCCGCTGGACTCTCACCAACGGCCCGGTTATTGAACTGGAACTTGCGCCTGCACGGCCATTTGCTTCTTTATGGCGAGGAACTGCTCGTGCTCGGCGACGTGTTGGTCGATGATCGCCTGCAATTCAGGCGGCAGGCGGTCGTAATCGTCTGTCTTGCGGAACCGGTTATGTGCCGCAATGTGCACGGCGTGGTCGTAGAAGTCGCGGACGACAGGCAGTTTGACCGGCGACTGCGGCGGAGTGATGTTTTGCGGCTGGATGCCCTGTGCCTGCGCTTGCTGCACGATCTCTTGATACGTCTGCAACTCGTTTTGGTAGGCAATCAGCGCCGCGACCGTCTGCTCGTCCGCAAATAGCTGCTGCCAGGTGCGATTTTCCATCAGCGCCTTGTTCTCGTCCTGCTCGGTGTCGTCGAAATACTGTGTTGCGATCGACTCGCCGAGCATCCGGACGACGCGGCGAACGTCAGGGCGTCCCGTTTCCGGGTCGTTGAACATGCCGGCAGACCACATGTTCATGATTTTTTGGTCCTGAACAGCTTTCAGCGTCGGCATGGAGCTGCCCGGCACCACGTCGACCACTTCGCCACCGGTCAGATCGGCGCCGGCAAACGCGAACGCCTCGATCTCGCCGTTCTCGCCGACGATGGAGAGTTGCTGTTCCTCCGGGAAGTGCTTCTGCACGAGCCGCAGCACCTTTTCGCCCCACTTCTTGATGCCGTCCTCGTAGCTCTGGACGAGGATCGCCAGCCGGGTTTCGTCCTGCTCGACTTGGAGCTGCAGCCCGCCGAGCGTGTTGTTTCCGCGCGGCGCGGCGCCCTGGCTGATTTCATGCGCGCCTGAAATGTCTTCGATGTCCGCCTCGTCGCGCTCCATGGCGTTCTGCCATCCGTTGTCCACGGTTGCGCCCTGCACGCGCTCCGGCTTGAGTTGACCGAACGGCGTATAAGTGATGATGCCGCCGATTTCGTTGATCAGGTCCTCGTCGTCGACGCTGCCTTCCGGCTTGAGCCAAAGCGGGTTGCCCATTTCTTCGAGGATGCGCGCCTCGGCTGTCCGCTTGATGTTGTACGACTTCTGCGGCGTCGTCATGTCGGTTACGACACCCGTCGCGATGGCCGTTCCCGGGATTGGAAGCGCCGGGAAGAAAATGTACGGGAACTCGCCCGGGTCTTCGCTGTTCAGCAGCTCGACGCCGCCTGCAACAACGATCCGGCGGCCCTTCGGATACTGCTTGCACGGCAATTCCCAATAGTCGTACAGCATCGCGTGATGCGGGTAATATCGCGGCTTCTGGCCGAGGCTGTCCGGGTAGAACGAGTTGCGCATGATGATGTTGCCCTCGGGCTCCACGGCCTTGCCGAACTCGGCTTTGATCTCGTCGACGTCTACCGGGCGACGCTCGATCACCCATCGGATCTCATCGAGCGATTCGGCCAGTGGGTCATAGTAGATCGAGAGCTGATCCACGACCTTCGTCACGATCTTCCCGGCCTTCGTCGGGATGTTCTCGATGCCTGCCTCTTTTGCCAGTTCTGCGACCAGATCGTCGTCAATGGCAAGGTCAGCCCCCTGCGACTTGTCGACATAGACCTTGAGAGCCGGCATGCCGTCGGTCAACATGTAGAATTTGAGCCGGCGCGTTTTGGCGTCCATGCAATCGTCCTGCCATTGGTAGTTGAGGAACTTGAACGCGCCCTTTGCAACCTCGATCCGCTCGATGTCGTTGGTATCCGGTTTTACCTCGAGCTTGACGCGGTTTTTGCAAAGCTTCGCAAGCAGCGTCAGGATGGCCGGTTTGATCTTGTTGTAGGTCAGCCGGCGCTCGCCCGGGCGCAGCTCGGGCACATATACGCTCTTGTTTACGCGGTCCCAACTGATCCATTGTCGGCTATTGTAAAAGGCGCGGTTGATCTGGATTTGCCGCAGAACGTGCCAGTCCTCGGACTCCTCGAAGCGCTCCATCACGAACTGCACGGAGTCCTGACCTTTTTTCTTGAACAGTTTCAACATCTCACCCCCACGCCGTCAGGTGCGGCGCGTGCTAGTCTTCCAGCCCTTCCGCCAGCGCGCGCAGCCTGTCCGTGCTCCAGCGCGGGTTAAATTCGACTCCGCGCGCTTTCAGCGCCGCCTTGAGCGCTTCGCGTTCGTCAGGCTCGTCCGATTGCTCGTCATCAACCGTTTCGATGCGAGGGGGCGGTTCGGCGCCGGATGCTGGCACGACATTGATCACGTAACCCGGCAATACGAACTCCCGCACCTCGAACGGCATGAAGTGGATGTCCGGGTGCTTCGTCGGGTCTTGGCCGATTCGGCGCGCCTGTTCGGCGTCTTCGGCTGCAACAAGGCGGCGCGTGTTCCCAATGACCAGTTCAAACAGTTTCATTTGCGCTCAGCTCCTCACGATATGAATTCGACTCGTTCTTCCTTTTCGGCCGGTTGCTGCTCAAGTTTCTTCTCCAGCAACGCTTTACGCGTGTACTCACCGAAGTTCGGCGCCTGGATACGGTCGAGCAGGTCCCGGCGCTCGGCCGCCCATTCGCCTTCCTTCGCTTCGATGTGCCGGCGCCACAGATGCCGGTCAATCAATATCGCGGCAATAAAAAAAGCCGCCTGCACCAGAAATGCGGTCACAAACAGCGTGATCATCCGAGATATTCCACCTTTCGCCTTTTCGCCATACGGTCGAGCTTGTCGATGTGCCTCTTGATCATTTCCTCCTGCGTCGGATGCTTCGGCGGTTCAGGTTTCGCCGGCGCCGGCCGGCTCATGACCCAATACCGCAGCGCGTCCGGAACGTGATCCAGTTCGTGTTCTGCGACATCTTCCGGGTTTTTGTCGTCGTGGATCATGGCCGGGATCGCCTCGATGGTCTGGATACACGTCGAGAACACGCGCAACCGTGCGGTTACGTATTTCTCGCCCGTAGCCGGATCCGTGACTTCGATCGGTTTCAGCCAGTCCCGCAGCCTTTTCCAGCCGTTCACGCGCTCTTTGTTCGCGGGGATCAGCGGCACACCTTCTGCTGCGAAGACCTCGGCCGGCGAAATGTTCGTGTCGACCTTCGATTTGTTCCAAAAGCTCGTATCGCCAACCGAATAGTCGATTTCCTCGTCTCCGGTCAGTTCCTTCACGATCCGCGCCTGCTCGCGGGACAGAAGTTTTCGCTGCACCTTTTCCCGGTACACATAGGCGAAACCCTGCCGGTCGACGGCAATCCACAGGCAGACGAAGGGGTCTGTATATCCCTCGTCCAGCGCCCGGTATCGCCGCCATTCGCGCGGGATTTCGAACGGTTCGACGACGTGAATGGCTCGGCTCCATTCTTCGAAGTATTGGCCCGCAAACGTGTCCCAATCGCCGTCAAGAAGCTGTTTGCGCTCTTTGTCCGGCAGACGCATGAGGCGTGCCACATAGTCGGGGTCAACCTCGAGCAACTTCTGATTGTCGCTGACCTTGGCCGGGATGAAAATGCGCCGGGAAACGATCGGTTGCCCGGCTTTCGGGTGATCCGCCGGATAAAACATCGGTTCGCCACCGTCCGTCGTCTCCTGCACCACATGCACCTTTTCCGGCGGCCCAATTTCGATAAATCGCTTTTTCACCCACACGTGACCCTCATTGCCGGGGTTGGTGGTAGATTTGACAAAGCGCGGATACGGCCGGCTGCCGCGGACGCGGGAAAGCATCAGGATGTACCACGATTCTTTGAACTGGGTAAGTTCCTCCCATCGGACCACGTCATATTCCGCGCCCTGGTATTTGAGATAGTCGCTGTCCTGGTCCCAGTGCGCGAGCTCGATAATGCTGCCGTTGATCAGGGTCCAAGTGTGTTTTGATGCGTTGTATCTCGCGAGCTCCGACGGGTAGACTTGCAGCGTTCGGGCGATGATCGAGCGTTCGAGGTCCTGAAACGTCCGGCGGAAGATGATCTGCCGGCTCTGCGGATACGTCAGGCCGTAATAGAGCGCGTCCCATATGGTCGCCTCGGTCTTTCCTCCGCCCGCGGCGCCGCCATAGAGCAATTCGTCGATTTCCGTCGTCTGGTGGTAAAGCTGCTGGCGAGGTTGCGGCTCGTATGGGATGACGATCTGCATCACGCATCACCCGGCGGCTGCATTTTGTCACTGAAAATGACCGTTACACCGATTGGTCCGACGCCTTCGCCCGTGATTTCCTGCTTGACCTTCTCGGTGTAAAGGCCGGCCATCTCCAATATCATTTTGCGGTCCTGGTGACATTTCGGCTCATTGATCGCGTATTCGATGGTTGCCGCCAACACCTTTGCAGCGCTCTGCTTGACCGCCTCGAACTGGACACGTTTGTAATACTCAACAAATTGCGGTTTGCGGAACATGCGGTAGTATGCCTCACGGCTGATTCCGACCACTTTACAAAGTTCGGTGACATTCAATTTCCGATTTTCCGGATTGCACAACGCTTCGATCAATTTTCGCTCGTTCGTGGTCGGCTTGTATTCGTCAACATTTTGACCGGCAGAGACATTTTCGGCTACCAATGTGTTCACCCCCTCCCAGGTTGATGCGGTCTTTCTTTCGCTTCGCCCACCGAATCGCAGCGGGCAAGTCGATATGATGCCGGCCATAGCACGTATAAAGGATCATCGTGTTGTCACGCATGCCATACCTCCACCACACACCGGCCAGCTCGATATAACCGCGTTTTTTATGCGTCGGTCTTTCTGCGTGCTGCCGGAGCAGCTCAACCAGTTCGTTGCGCTCAGTCCTCTCGACCCGCTGACAGTAGCGTTCGAAGGCGTGTCTTGTCAGGATGAATTCATTCACTGTTCACACTCCTTTTTGTAAATAAAAAAAGAGCCCAAGGCTCTGACATTGTCGTGTTCGGGATGCGGGCAGGGATTTGCACCCTGCATGGTGTGCCTCCGCGCCGGTGCTCGATTTCAGGTCGAGTCGTTCACACCTCACGCCATAGCGTCTACCTATTCCGCCACCGCATCCCTTAATGGTCGCGCCCTAACCCCTTCAAGCGCTGTGCCCTAGCCCCCTAGTACATGGCATGGGTTCCCACATATTCCCGCCCCATATCGCCCCACATAAGCTACGTGGCACGTAGCCTTTCGGCTCGACAGGGCATTCCGTCCATCCGGACGACGACCATAATAGCTATATTGCGGCACTCGCGTCCGGGAATTGCCTCGCGGTTCCCTCCCGGTTGGTACGCTGTGCCGCTTTCCCGCCGCTCCGGATATCGTCCTGCACGCCATCCGTGGACAGAGTGCGCAGACGATGCGGCGAGATGCGTCGTCATCCTTTGGATACACGACTTCGACACTACCATTTTAGCACGCAAATTTCGGCTTGTGTTCTCATTCTGTTCTCATTTTTTTCTCTTTCTGTTCTCAACTTTTTCTCATCATCCTGCCAATTCAGCGAACTTCTCGATTGCCTCCCGTTTCCGACGGTAAAAAGCGGCTGTGGAGATGCTTAACGCGGCCGCTGCCTCGCTCCACGATTGATCCTCGATGTAAATGAGCCGTAGCAGCCGCGCCAGATCCGGCTTGTACTGCTCCAGCGCGCTCAGCACCGTATCCACTCGCTCGATCTCCGCCCGCAGGTCCTGGTATTCGGCCAGCCTGTCCAGTACCGCGTCAATGTCGTCCCGGATGTCCCAGCCGCGCGCCGCGATCACCTTCCGAATCTTCGCCCGCAGTTCCGCCAGCAGCCGCTCGTCTTCTTCGTCCGCGCCATCCCGCGGCACCGCGGCCAGCTGCGCCCGGGTGCCGGCCGGGTATCGCTCGAGGTACGCATGCGCGGTCGCTTCCAGACGCTGCTCTTTCGCGCTGAGGTACATGTAGCTCGGCAGACCGCGCAGCCGGCGATGCAGCTCCTGCAGGTGGTCGTCCTCGTTGAGCCGGCTGATCGTGATGCCGGCGCCGACGCTGTAGCTAGACAGCACCTGCAGGCGGGCCTGCTTTTGGCGGTAGCTGCTCAGGAGTTCAATCGCTTGCTGCTCGGTCATCACGCTTCCGCCTCCTTCCCTGCTGATTGAATTGCCCTTCCGCGCGCAGCACGTACTCCCGCCCGGCGACGCGGATTACGGTCGGGACGCCGTTTTTGACCTTGAGGACCGTCACCGTCGACTCGCTGATTTTCGGTTGCTCGGTCATCGCTGTGCCTCCTTCTGCTGCAGCTCCTGCCGAATCGCTTCCCAGCCTTCGGGATCGTTCGACCGAAGATCTCCGAACATGATCACGTCGTCAGGATCCATGTAACGATCCCAATACTCCACACAAGTCAGGCACCAGTAATCCGTCGCGATTTCGCCGTCCACACTTGTGACAGCCTTCATCTTTGTTCCAGGTGGATACTTGATGCCGCAGCCCCAGCAGACACGCGGCTTTCGGGTCGTCACGACTTTCGACGAAAGAACGGTGCTCATCGTGCCGCCTCCTCCTTCGGCAAGAACCCTTCCCGGATCGCGAACTGCCGGATCTTCTCCACCGTGGCGGTGCCGATCCCATTGCCTGTGCCGGCCATCCAGTCGAGGCGATTCAAGAATTGCCTGATGATCGCCTGTTCGTTCTGAGTTGTATCCGTCTGCATCTGGGTGACGTGCGCGTCGAATTGACCGGTATGGATTTTGCGTTGCACCCACGCGATACCGTCGTATTTTCCTGTCACATATCGCTTGTGGTATCCGGTGACAGACTGATGCTCACCCATTATGCGCAACTGCTCGGATTCCATCGCTTTGAGTAGTCTGCTCTTGCTTATCAAGTCGCTCACAGCTCACACCTCCCGCCGATGCAGTCCATCCCGTACACCGTCTCCTCATCCGCCACCAGCTCCACGCCCGGGCCGCAATGCTCGCAATAGGTCTCGTTGTCCCGCAGCTCCCCCGGGCGGCCGCATTGTTTGCAGAGGTATGTCGTGCTCATGGCATCACAGCACCTTTCCACCATGCCGGATCGGTCGGGTCGCGTTGTACGCCATCTTTTCGGCGATCGCTCGCTCCAGGTCGATACCGTACCGACCGCAGGCGTCGAATACGCGGATCACGATGTCAGCCAATTCACTCGGGATGCCGCACGGTTTTCCCATAACCAGTTCTCCACTACCGGTTTGGATGAACCGTTCTTTACTGATCACCAACTCGCCATTGATCTTGTGTTCATACCAAACCTCCGTCGGCTTATGGCCTTTTCGGAAGTCCTCCAACGCCTCCGACGCCTCACTGTGGATCAGTGCGATGATCTCACCAAAGCTGCGATCCTCTTCCCACCAACCTTTAGCAATAGCATTTTCGTGCGCTTCACGCACCAACTCGTTGATCGTTTTGTTCATCGTCCCATCTCCTCCTTACGCTTTCCGCGATATTGACGCATGGTTCAGCGCTCGCTGTGCCGCTTCGGCTAACTCCTGCGTGCATCCTTTGCACAGGTGACGAGCACTAAGCAGGGTAAAAGTATCGCCGTCGGGGAGCGGCACGCGCTTGACGCGCTCTGCACCCGCTTGTCCACACCGTTCGCATTTGTTCATGGTTCATACTCCTTTCACAATTTCTTTGGCTATCTCTGCCAGAATCGCCCGCCGTTGATCCAGCGGAAACATGCTCAGTATGGCCATGATCTCATCCTTCGCTTGGCTGTACCGCGTCGGCCCGGGATCGCCGATCATCGCGCTATAGGCGACCCCAGTTTCGCTGCTCACGCGGGCACTGTGGCGGTAGAGGCGATGCGTCTTCACATCTCGCACCGACCGCTGGGGCAGTCGTTGCCGTAGACGGTGGATTCGTCAACCAGGCGATCCGCGCTATATCGCGCCTTCGCAATTTTCACCCGAGCAGGCGTCCAAGCGTGCCGCATAGTCTTCTTCCTCGATCTTTTTCAGCCGAATTTCACGAATTTCACATTCCCCGTCGGATCGGATACAACAAGTCACCCGATACGTCTCCCCCAGGTAGGTGACTTTGTCGCCGACATCGAGATCGGTAAGGTTTCCGGTTATGGACATGATCTTTCGACCATAGATGGTGAAGGTGGTCTTTTGGTTACTCATCCTCTTTCCAACTCCTCTCGCTCGGCCGTGATCGCAACGCCGGTCTCGCTGCTGACTCGGCGGCTGTGGCGGATCGCTCGGTGCGTTTTATAGGCCGCCATCGCTAACAGCCGCCTCATTCGTCGAAATCCCAATGCCGATCATAAATCTCCTCGTACGTCGGCAGCCCTTCATCGAGGCATAGGTCCCCCGGCGCATATCCAGCGCGAAGCAAATACACCATGCGATTCCGCGCCGAGATTTTCTTTGATTCCGGAAGATATCGAGAAATGAATTCGCTCGCGTCCTTCCGGGTCATTCCGCAAAACCGAACGTCGCACCGATACTCCAGCAGCCGAATGACACTCCACTGTTTCTCAGTGATGCTTTCGGCCTCCGCCATCTTCTGCTTACACCACTCATCGAACGTCATGCCAGCCGCCTCCCCTCATGCAATCTTCTCAATCCGCGCCTTCAGCGCCTCGATCAACGCTTGCTGCGTCTTCGCTTTGCTCTCCAGTCGCTTCGCCACTTCCTCGTCCATGCTGTCCCGGACCATCAGCATGTGCTCGATCACCCGTTCCTCCTGTCCCTGCCTATGAAGCCGCTTCTGGGCCTGCTCGTACAGCTCCAGCGACCAGGGCAAGGTGAACCAGCAGATATGATTGCCGCCGCGCTGAAGGTTCAGGCCGTAGGCCGTCGACGCTGGATGCGCCAGGCCGACATGGATTTTTCGGGCGTTCCAATCCGCGTAATCCTGCGGCCCGCGCAATTCCCGGACCTCCAGCCCGCGCATCTTCCGCAGCGCCCGGATGATCCGGTCCCGATCATGCTGGAAGCCGTAGAACGTCAGCAGCGGCTTGCCCTGCAGGGACTCTACCAACTCCAGAAACGCCTCGATCTTCGCGTCATGGACCTCATGGACTTCGCGGTTTTCGTCGTACACCGCGCCGGCGCACATCTGCAGCAGTTTGTTAGTCACCGCGGCCGCCTGCGCCGCCGTGATGACTTCGCCGTCCAGCTCCAGCACCTGCTTGCGCTCGAAATCCCGGTACGCCTGCCGCGCCTTCGCGTCCAGCTCGATTGGGATTCGGTTCGGCACCAGTTCCGGCAATTCCAAATAGTCCTCCGCCTTCATACTGATGCAGATATCCTCAATGGCCCGCTTGATCGCGTCCTCCGCGCCGGCCTTGGCTTCGTATTTGGGATAATCAAGCCATGTCGCCTTGCTGAAATACCGCTCCTTGTACTGCTCGAACTTCGGATACAGCCGCTGCCCCTGGTCAAGCAAATACACCTGCGCCCAGACGTCCATCAGGCTGTTCGGCGCCGGCGTGCCGGTCAGTCCCAGCACGCGCTGAATCTTCGGCCGGACGCGCCGCATGGCCTTGAACCGGTTGGAGCTCGGGTTCTTGAAGCTGCTGAGCTCATCCAGTACCACCATGTCAAACGGCCACGCCTGCCGGTAGTGGTCGACAAGCCACTGGACGTTATCTCGGCCAATCACGTAGATATCCGCCGGCGTCGCCAGCGCTCGCAGCCGCTGCCGCTCCGTCCCCAGGACCGTCTGCACCCGCAGCAGTCGGAGATGCTCCCACCGCGCCGCCTCATCCGTCCAGGTGGCCTCGGCGACTTTCTTCGGCGCCACAACCAGTGTCTTCCGAACGCTGAACCGGTTGTACATGAGATCGTTGACACCGGTCAGCGTGATCACCGTCTTGCCGAGGCCCATGTCGAGGAAAAGCCCCAGAATCGGATCGGTCACGACGCGATGGATGCAGTACCGCTGGTACGGATGCGGCTTGAAAATCTCACGTGTTTGGATGGGTTTTTGAAGCAGCTGCACTTAACGTCAACTCCTTGATCAACTCATCCACGCCTTCGCGGCTGTCGATCACCCGCACGTCGCAGCCCAGCGCGCGAAGGCGCTCATGTTGCACCAGCTGCAGCTGCGTCGGCTTCTTGCCCGGAGCTTTCAGTTCGACGAACGCCATCCTGCCGCCTGGCATAATCACGATCCGATCCGGGACGCCGTTGTTCCCGGGGCTGACCCATTTCGGGGCCCAGCCGCCAGCTTTACGCACCTGATCCCGGAGGTAGGTCTCGATGTTGCGCTCTCTCACGGTTCAACCCTCCTGCGATTCCAGTTCGCGCAATATTTCATCGACAATCAAAATCATTACAGGTCTGATTCTCGCCTCTCTTCCCCTCATCATTCGAATCGCGAGATCCGTACCGAGTTTCTGCTCAAGTGCCAGCTGGAAGTATAAAGCGTTTCGAGTGCTCCAGAATCGCTCAAACTCTCTGGTTGCTCTTCTTCTCGGATCCGGCCTCCTGCCTCGTTTTGACTTGTGTGCCCGGCCAATGATCAAACCTTGCCGGACGATGTCGATAAGCTCTCGGTCACTTTTGATGAATTCGTATAGCTCTTGTCCGTTCAACGAAACAATCCTCCCGGTCGTTACTTTCTCTCGCGCGCGCGTATGTTATGTCCGCGTTTAGGCGCGTTAGGCGTGCGCGTGAACGCTCTATTTCCTCTATTTTCTCTATCTGCTCTTTTTAATAGAAAAGAAAGTAACAAAGTAACAAAATCTTGAGATCCCTACAGCCGCGCGGCTTTTCGCGGTTACTTTTGGTGTTACTTTCTTGTTACTTTCAATTTCAAAGTAACAATTGGTGTTACTTTCCAGTAACAAAGTAACAGTCAAAGTAACATCAAAGTAACAGCTCTGGAGGTATCAAAACGCCTCCCGGTAGAACCCTTTTTGAAGTCCGTACGGGCCGCATCTCATGGTTACCGGTTTCTTCCCCCACCCCGGCATCCTGGCCAGAATGCTGTTGATTTCCATCGTCTCCGTACGCCTCATATGCTTCAGCTCACCGCCGAAACACTCCACCCATATTTCAGCCGCGCAGACTCGATCCCGCGGCACCGTCTCGCCTTCGTACTTCCCGAACTCGGCCGCCCAAAATAACCGCCTCGAAGCAATATCACGTTTTTCCCAGCCAGGTGGCACGGGCCTTTCCACGAACCCCCGGATGATGCCTTCTTTTGCGTTGCCCTCGCGGTGCTCCTCCTGCTGGATCTTCGCGATCTCGGCAGCCTCGCCCTCCAGATACAGCGTCTCGCCCTGCTGCCAATAAACAAATGCTTCGGCATAAATCTGATCCACTTCGCGCTCAAGATCCTTAAAAACTGACTTCTTCGTCGGATGCTGGCCAACGTCGACCGGCCAAAAGCGCCTATTGCCGGTGGCGTCCCGGAGGAATTCGCTGTCGTTGGTGGTGCCCCAGAATACGCATCGCCGCGGATACGCCGTCGTCCGACGGCCATACGGCTCCCGATAGATGTCCTCTGTCCGGCTCAAAAACTGCTTGATGGCGCTCGTCTCGGACTTGTTGAACCCCTGCAGCTCGCCGATCTCGTTGATCCAGATTCCTTGTATGAGCTCGCTTGCTTCTTTGCCTTCAAACGTGGTCAAGCTGTCGCTGTACCATTTACGACCGAGAATCCGGAGGAACGTCGATTTCCCGATGCCCTGCGGTCCGGCAAGGATTGGCATATTGTCAAACTTGACGCCTGGCTGCATGGCACGGGCAACGGCCGCGACGACGGCCTTCCGCGCAACGGCCCGAGTGTAGACGTTGTCATCGGCGCCCAGGTAATCAATCAGCATCGTATCAAGCCGCTGGACGCCGTCCCAGGCGAGCGAACGAAGATACTCCTGTACCTCGTTGTAGCTGTGCCGATGTGCGACGAGCGCAGTGGCGTCGAGCACCTTTTCCTTGCCCGTGATGCCGTATGTGCGTTCGAGGTAATGGCGCAGTCCGGCGTCATCGAGGTCGGTCCATTGCCGACGCTCCGGGCGCGGGTCCCAGGGCAGCGCCCCGAGCGCCATGCCGCGGACGGCAAATTCGTCATAAGCGATCTTGCCGCGGAGGAGCGGGTCGTGCTCCAGGATGATGACAATATTGTCGATCGTCTTCGCCGGCCGGCCCGTGGTCGGGCTGAGCTCCAGCAGGCGAATCCAGTCCGTGCTCTGCTTTGCCGGCTGCTCGCCGGCGCCGGGCAGGCCGCCGGCCGGTGCCGAGCTCTGGAATGCCTCGACTGCGCGTTCGTACCGCTCCTGCTGCATGGCGGCTGCCACGCCGGCATCCTGCAGCGCGAAGGCGACCATCGCCGTGTAGCTCGGCAGCCGGTTCGTCGGCGTGCCGGGCGCTGCGTCATCGTCCAGGTCGCTGAACTTGTGCAGGCGCACGAGGTCAAAGGCATTGACCAGGCGGCCGCTGCACGGGTCAGTGGCGTGGTGGCTGTACAGGAACTTGCCGTCATCGTAGATCACCGCGCCGCCGGTTGTGCTGCCGGCCGCGTACGTCCAGCGCGTCGGGTCGTCCGTGGGTGCGTAGACGCCCGGCAGGAACGTCTCCATGGCCGTGAGCACGTCATACTGCCGGCAGAACGCCCCGACAACGCCCGGTTTTGCGTGCGGATCGCCTTGCTTCGCGGCCAGGCGGACGTGCTGGGCGTCGGCGCCCGGCACCTGCGGCCAGCTCATCCAGTCGCGCCAGTCCGCGTACAGCGCCAGCATGCCATCTGCGCTCAGGAACGGCTTGTCGCCGTAATGGTAGATGTATTGGCTGTCCGCGCAGCAGCTCGGCCAGTACATGAGCCGCGTCACTTGGAACGTCGTCGGATCGCACATTTCGATGCCGATCATTTCGGCCAGCTTGCGCGCGATCGGCTCGTACTCGTCCGGCGTCATCGTACGATCCGTCGGCACGATCAGGCGGAGACGCGGCCGCGCAGGCTCGTGCTTGCGCGTGCTGTAGACGACGTAGGCGCAGCCGAGGCCGTCGATCCGCCGCAGCACGTCGTCGGTTGCGAATGACGGGACGGTGTCGAGGTCAAGCGTGATGAGATCGCGGCCGGCGACGGCGGACGCTTTGCGGCGGGGGCCGCTGAGCGCCCCGCCGACAAAACCGCCGATGTCCTTGAGGTCGTCTTGCTGGCGTTTCGGCAGCTGGAGATATTCGGCCAGGGTCTCCGTGCCGCGAGCTGCCACGCGCAGGCGCTCGATGATCTCGGACCACCAGATGGTTTGATTCTGCCAGTTCGTGCTGTGCCGATTGCCGGCGGTTGCTATGGTCAGCTCTCGGTTGTAGAGCATTGGCGGTCATCCTTTTTTCGACGTGGTCTTGGCGGCACCGTGGCAGCACGCTCCGGTGACCAACCGCGGTAGATGCGAGTGCGAAACGTGAGCGGTGTGATATCATTTTCCGCGGCGACCGCGTACCACTCCGACCAGTCCGTGCGCTGTTGTACCAGTTCGGTGACGGCACGCTCCTTCGGCCAACCGTAGGTTCGGACACGGAGCTCGAGCGTTTTGCGCGAGATACCGCGGGCAGCGGCCGCCTCGTACTCTTCGGGCGTGATGTAAACGTGCATGATGGATCACCACTCCAGCACGACCCGCGGCAGATCGTCGAGCAGGTCAGTCTGGTATTTCGGCAGCCCGCGAAGCTCCAGACTGCCATAGTGCGGCGGCCGTCCGTAGCGGATCAACAGCGTGCCGGTGTCCGAAACGGTGATGTCGATCGCCCAGCCCTTCAGTTTGCGAAGGAATTTCTGCAGGAACTCGTAGTTAATGATGAGCTCTTCACCGTCGATGGTGAGCCGCACCGGCAGCCCGTGCACGTTCCTGATTGCATCGCGCTCGTCAAGCAAGCGTGCAATTCGCTCGTATGGAGGAGTTGAGCTGACGCGCCGAAGTTTGGCGACTTGCTCGAACAGCTCTTTTCGCCGCTGGGACAGCACTCGGTTCGCATTCTTCGCGGCAGCTCGGCTCTTCGCGATTTCCTCATCGGTCAGCTTCCGGATCATCCCTGTTCACCTCTTCCTCTTGCGGGCGTTGATTTTTTGCAGCAGATCGGCCATGATGACGCCCGTTTTGGTCAACTCGGCGTTATTCCGGATCAACCTGTGCTTGTTCATCACAGCCAGTTGTTGGCGAGAGACGAGAATAAGGTTGCCAGGGTCGAAGTTCCTGCGGTTTCCGTCTCCGAAGATTACTGCGTAACCTTTCGGGACCGGCCGTCCGTGATGCTGTTCCCAGACCAGCAGGTGTTTGCCTCTCCATTTGTTCGGGTCGGCAATCTTGACGTCTACATAGCCGTCTGCGTTTACCCGCTCGGATCCGACAGGCATATAATTGTGAGGAATATGACCTTTTTTGAATCGTGTCTCTTCTCCACCAGTCCACGTTCTGGGCTTGCCTTTGTTCGGAGGGGCCATTCCCTCCGAACCTTTCAGTCCGCTGGAATACCCGTGATTTTTCTTCCAGGCTTTGATCTGCTTCACCGTTACGGAAAGGCCGAATTTCACATTAATCAGGTCGACCAGCTCGCGGTTATGCCGCCCGGAGACGTGTTGCACGATAAATTCCCGCTGCTCTTCGGTGAAAAGTCCATCGCCGCCGCGGCTTCTGGGAACACCGCTCTTGATGTTGCGGTTTTTCTTGAAATGTCGGATCTGGTTGGCTGTGACGTTGGTCCCGAATTTGGCGTTGAAAATCTCGGCGATCTCATCGGCATATCGTCCGGGCGCGATTTCATGGATGAAGGCGAGCTGCTCCGGAGAATATCTGCGCCTCATTTCCCGCCCTCAAGCATTTGTGGCAGTTTGGCGTCCGCATCCATCTTGTCATCGATAAATTTCTTCGCTTCCAGAACAAGCGTTCCGGTATCAATAATTTTGGTTGCAATCCCCATGATGGCCCGAGCACGATTGATCTCCTCATTAAGCGCTTCGCCTTTCAGCTCTTCATCAGATAAGCGTTCAAGCTGCGCAAATAAATGGTTGTTCAGATCTCCGAGTGTGTTTTTCACAGCCTTTCACCCCTCAATCTTTCATGTAAAAGTCCGCCACGAATCCGGCCGCCTCCAGCGGCAGCCCCGGCGCCCACGGAATCGGCTCGCGCATGAGCTCCAGCATCTCCTCCAACCGGTCGCCCTCGACTTCGGCCACTACCTCGTCATGGACGTGCATGACGATTTCAAAGCCGGCCGCGTCCAGCTTCATCATGGCGTTTGCCAAACAGTCCCGGCTGATCGCTTGGACGACGTTTTCTGTCAGTTTGCCGCCATACGTGCTGAGCACCGTCCACTTGCCGCCCTCGGTGCCGTGATAGTGCACCGCAGGGCGGCCGAACTGGTTTTCGACGACGTGCGGGCGTGGGTAGTAAAGTTTCCGGCCGCTGTGGAGCCGGATTGTGAGAAAGTCTTGCCCCGTCTGCCAGTCCATCTCCCGGGCGATCACCAGCCCGCGCAGTCCGACCGCCTCGCCAGTCTGGACGGCATGGAGCGCTGCACCCTCGATCGACCGCCAAAACTCCACGATGGCGCGGTTTGCGTTGCGCCAGCGCTCGACGATCTCCGGCAGCTCTTCCTCGCTCAGCCCCATGTCCAGCGCGCCCATTGCAACAAGCGCGCCGACGCCGCCCTGGTAGCCGAGCGCCAGCTCCGCGATCTTGCCCTTTTGGCGCAGTTCGGAGCCCTTTGTGATCGATTCGATCGGCACGCTGAACATCTGGCTGGCCGACGCCTCATAGATTTTGCCGTGCGTGCGAAACACGTCAATCCTCCACTGCTCGCCGGCAAGCCATGCGAGTACCCGGGCCTCGATGGCGGAAAAGTCCGCGACGTGGAGACGGGTGTGCGGCCGGGCAATCAGCGCCGTGCGGATGAGCTGCGAGAGCGTATCGGACAGGCTGCCATAGAGCAGTTTCAGCGACGCCGCCTCTCCCCGGGCGGCCAGTGTGCGCGCCAGCTCAATCGCCGGCAGGCTGTTCCGCGGCAGGTTCTGCACCTGCACCAGCCGGCCGGCCCACCGGCCCGTCCGGTTTGCGCCGTAGAACTGCAGCAGCCCGCGAATGCGGCCGTCGTCGCAAATCGTTTCGCGCATGGCGGCGTACTTCTTGGTACTGGACTTGCTAAGCTCTTGCCTGATCTCCAGCACCCGGCGGGCTTTTCCCGGTTCCAGCTTCTCGACCATCTTCGCGACAGTGCCCTTCCTGAGATCCGCCACCTCTTCGCCGGTCTCTTCCTCCAGCCAGCTGATGAGCTGCTGGACGGACCGTGGGTTTTCGATGCCGGTCAACCCGATGGCTTCAGAAACAAGCGCGTATGATTCTGTTTCGAGCATCCGAACTGCTGACCATACGAGATTCCAGTCACATTCCACGCCGCGTTCGTTGATCGCCATATCAATTCGCCAGAGCGCCCACTCCTGCTCCGGTACCGGGAAGGCGTCGAGCTTGTCAGCGATGGCTATTTCGGCCGCCACATCGCCGGCGCAGTATTGTTTGAACAGCTGCCACTTTTCCGGCTCATGGTGCGGCAGCGTTCGCGTGCGGCCGCCGTTTGCTTTCGTTGGCTTCTGCGGCGCGCAGAATGTCCGGATCAGCGCGCCGCCCACAGACAGCTTCTTCTTGTCGGCCGAGATGCCGACCGCCTCGCCGGCTGCCGCCAGCGAGCCCGGATAACCGCAATAGTAAGCGTGGATCATACTGCAGCGCCATTGCGTGAGCCACGTCAGCAGCTGATCGCGCGGCAGCCCGAAATGCCGGCCGAGGCTGTACCACTCAAACGCCGCATTCCAGGCGCGTTTTTCGACGGCAGGGTCAAAGAGCGCCTGCAAGATGTGCGGCGGGATTGCTTCGCCTTGCGCGAGATCCACCACCTGCACTGGCTGACCGTCGAGACTGTACGCGAGCAGGAGCACCTGGAAATCAGGGGCCTCCACATATTTGTAGAGGCCCGATTTCTTGATGTCGACTGAGCTGTAAGTCTCGATGTCCACGCTGAGCCGGCTCATATGCCGTAGATGCCGCCGCCCAGCGGCTGCCCGGTGATTGGGTCAATCTGCTGCGGCATTTGACCGGGAGCCGACGGTTGCGGCGCCGGTTGACCGTATCCGGCAGACTGCCCGTAACCGGGAACCGGCTGACCGTACCCTTGCGGCTGGGCCGCGGGCGGCATATTCACCCCCGGCTGGCCGTATGCCGGCGGAGCTGACGGCGCCGGAGCGGCACCGAACGCATCTGCCGCCGTCACGCGGCCGCCGAGCGGCTCGCCGTCGCGCAGGATCTGCACCGGGCCGAGGCCGGCCGCGATGCCGCGGTTTCCGCTCTGGCTGTACGCGAAAAAGTTGATATGCACCCGGCCGTAGACACCTGAATACACCTTTGACTGGTAGATGATCGGGTTGAGATTGGCGTCCACGATCTCCGGCCGCTGTTTGCTCGACGCCGTGAACACCCAATGCCCTTTACACTCCGGTCCGAACTCTTCGCCGCTCGGCCGCACGCCGTCGCCGTCGTGGATCGTGTGCTTCAGCGGCGGCCGAGCACCGTTCCACTTCTGCGCGACGCCTTGCTCATAGGCCGCCTGGATTGCCGCTTGAATCCGGTTGTATGTCGCCGTGTCACTCTTCGGCAGCAGGATCGTCACGCTGTACTTCGGCTCTCCGCCCTGTTGCGCTGCGCGCGGTTGGAACAGGTTGACGTAGCTCAGACGCACTTCGCCCGTCACGACACTCGTTGCGGATTGGCTCATTGACTGATCGACTCCTTTTGATTTGATGTGGCGGGGTATCCGCCTGTATACAAAGCGCCATTTGTGGGCGTCTTTGCCGATCTTTTTAACCAGTTCGCGGTGGGCGGCCTTTTTGCTGGGCTCGGCGATGCCGAAACACCAGCGTTTGGACACCGTACTCCACACGCCCCATAGTTCAACCATTCGCAAACACCGCTGCTGCTTTCGAGTATGCCGGCCGCTTGTCGCTTTCCGGCGCCAGCGTTGGCTTGCCGGGCTCCTTCACCACGTAGCCGGGTTCCTCGAGCAGTTTCCGGTACTGCTCTTTCCCCAACGCCTTCTCGAGCTGCGCGACCGTCAACGGTCGCCGCTCGTACATGATCGCCTCGTCAATGCCGGCGGCTTTCAGCGCCTCGAATGCTTTGTCGATGTCGGAGTAGGCCCGGCTGCCGCGGCCCTCGACTGCCTTCCAGCCCGGCACTTCGCCGCCGTCGAGGATGTGCGAAAGCGCCAGCTCCTTCAGGTCGTTGTACCAGCCGACGATCCCCTCGGCCTTCCGAAGCACTTCGCCCACCTCGTCCCAGCCGATGATCGGCGGCTTGTGCGGCGCGAGCTCAGCGGCGCCGAAGAACTGTTCGATCCGCGCCCGGCACGTCTCGCGCGCCCGGCAGAATGTGCAGTGCTCGCCCGGCACATACTCGCCCGCGCCGGCATAGGCCCGCTGCGCAATCGGTGCGATCTCGGCCGCCCAGCGCTCCAGCTCCTCGACCGTGATCTCATCCTCCTGCGGCTCGTCGTAGACCTTTGGCTGGATGATGGCCATGCGCACCCGAGAGACCGGGAAGATGCCGGCGACCAGCTTCAGCGCGCCGAGTGCGTAGAGCCGCATCTGCTCGTTGCCCTGGATCGGCACGGGCTTGCCCTGACCAGTCTTGAGGTCGGCGATCACCATAAGGTCATCACCGACAGCGATAAAGTCCGCTGTGCCGAAACCGCCCGGCGCTACATGCGAATAGTCGACGCGGGCTTCGATCATGACGTAGGGGCTCGAGCTGAACTGCATGCCGACCGCCTTGCAGTAGTCCACGAACGTGTCGGCGATCTTCTCGAGCTCTGGGCTGTAGTGCTCGCTCTCGCGGAACTTTTTCATCATGTTCATAAATTTCCGCGGTCCGATTGGGTCGGTGTAATACTTCCGAAGCTTGAGCTCGGCCATCTCGTGGCCGAGCGTGCCGGCAGCGGAGTAGCTCGTCCGCCGGTCCGGCAGCGTCTCCTCCAGCCGAGCGCTCGGCGTGCAGATCAGCCAGCGATGCGCGGCGCTGGCGGAGAGGAGCGCGTGCTCCCGCTCCGCGTGTGAAATCTCTGTCATATCTTCGCACCTCGCTGGCGCAGTGCGGCCGCGTATTCGCCGTATCGTTCCTTCGGCAGCTGGTTGAGTGCCTGGATGCTGAACTGCTGGAAGAGCTCAAAGATGTTGTGTCCGGCCTGCTGGAGTTGCATCGTGGCGGTCGCCAACTGGTTGAAGTCGTACTCCGGCACTGATGTTGGCGCGGTTGGAGTGACCGGAGCGGGCTGCGGCGCAGCTGCCGGAGCTACCGGAGCTGCGGCCGGTGGCTCAGCCGGTGCCGTAGGTGCCGGAGCGGCCGGCGCTTGCGGTGTGGCCGCCACCGGAGCAACAGGAGCACTGTCGGACGGCGGTTGAGCCTGCCCAGGCGGATGATTGCTCGTCGGAGCGACTGGAGCTGCCGGGACGGCGATCTTTGGTGCGCTGGTTTGCGCGGGCTGGACGTAGTTGGCAAGGTCAGTCAACTCACGGATGGCTTGTGCGGCATTGTCGCCGCTAATTTGAATTGTGATTGGCACTCTGATCACTCCTTATAGGTTAATTCGCAGGAGCGCTGCTCCAGCTGCTCCTGCAGCATTCGGATCTCATCTCGCAGCCGGTCGACTTCGGCCTCCGCCTCCAGCGCCCGCCGGATCGCATACGGCCAGCCGGTGCGGGCTTCGGCGATGAATCGGGCGACAGATGGCGTGTAGCAAATCGATATCGCGACTTCGTTTGCTCCCATTTTTGCAGTCACATACAAATCGCGTTGTTCGTATGGTCCCGGCGTCGCCGCCTCGCAGATCGCGAGGTCGGCCTCAAGGTCACGGGCCGGTCCGATGGTATTTTGCATTGGCGCATCCCTCCTTGATTTAGCGTTTCATCAACACAGCCCCGGCCGCCTCATGATGCCGGCGCCGCGCCTCGTAGACTTTCGTGGCGATGATCCGGTTAAGCCGGGCGCGCGTCTCGTCCCGGCACCGGGCCGCCTGCTCCAGCAGCGCGCTTCCGATGATCGTCGCCTCCATACCGTCGAGCTCGAGGGTGATGGTGGGTTTGAGCTGCATGTCTTCCCCTCCCCGCCCCACCTGTGGTATGATGGGGCTGAATCCTGATTCATTTGTCCACCGTTGCCGCGGTGGATTTTTCTTTTTCCTGCGCTGCCTGCTCCTCCAGCTCCATGTCGCGCCGGACTTTCCACTCGTCTATCACGTCAGTGCCGTCGATGCGGTCGGGCATCAGATGGCCGGTCATTGGGCGTTGTCATCTCCTTTCAAGCGTGCTGCAGTCCGCTCCAGTTGCTGTTTGTACACCCGCCGGGCTGCCGGCGACTGCGCGCAGAACATCAATTGCGCGAGATTGCCACAGACGCGGAGTCGCTGCTTTCTCGACACGGCCGACTCACCTCCCTTCACGCCACGCACTCCGCCCACAGACCCGACTCGACCATCTCGAGCCAGCGCTCAAATGTGATGCCGTGCCGTTCGTAGATGGAGTGAGCCACGAACAGCCTGCCGAGCCTGTCCACCCGGTCCTCCGGGTGCGCGTAGCCGTCCTCGCGGATCATCGCCCTGTCGCCTCCTCCGCCGGCCCCATCATGGCAGCCGCCAATTTTTCGTGCCAGCCTACCCGCAGGTGCTGCGCCTCGGGATAGACGGTCACGATCCGGTGCGTCGCTCCGTACTTTTCGTGCGCCCGGATCAGCGCGTCGGCCGGGTCGAGCGGGGCCTCAAATGTGCCGTGACAAGCGACGCCGGTCTGCCGGTGGATGAGGCGGGCGATGAATGTGATGGTTGGAGTCATGCGGTGGTGGCTCCTTTCCTTCACTCCCTACCTTTGGTAGACTAGGCTTGAAGGGAGGTGAATGCTCTATGGTGGAGGCGGCAAAAGAACCTCATAATCAACCGGAAGCCTTTGATTACCTCACACCAGGTCAACAAAAACATCTGATAGATTGGATAAAGGAAAACCTTCAGCCCAGAAATACTTTCAATGCTCGGTACACGTCTTATGGCTTAAAGCACATCTTTGAGAGCAACGGAGGCTTTTACATTGGGAACGGTGCTTTTAAGGGTGCCATGTTGAAGTGTGGGTTCCGAGTCAAAGATCCTTCTGCATTAAACTGGGTGTTTAACGTCTCGGAAAAATCAAAAGCGTTTCAACTGAGACGTTTATGAATTTCTATGAGCTGCCCCAAATCTTCGCGCAAAGCGGCTTTTACCGTTTCGTTGTCGTATGCGCCGATTTTCTCAATGTGAAGTTTTAACCCGTCAATAACTTCCGCGATTGCCGCCGACAGGGTGGCTTTTTCTTTTTGACCCACGTTCTTGCACACCTCCTTTCATTGCTCGTATTTTTGGTTCAGCAGCCGCAATATCGCGTCTTTGTAGTCTCGCTCCATTTCAGCGATTTCTTCGGCCGAATAAACGGTTATTCCGTCTTCATCCTCGACGATTGCGCTGCCGTCGGGCAGTTCGGTGATTTTGATGTTGTCGCTCACCCTGCGTTCGCCTCCTCACGCGATCCGCTTGAGTTTCAAGCGTTCGTAAAACTCTGTCAGCTTTTGTTTGCGCTGGTTGTATTCCGGTACCGCGAAGATCAGGCCGATGTCGGCGCGCTGAAGCGTCTCAATCGCGCGGATCTGCTCGGCGGTTAGGTACGGCCGGATGACTTCGCCTTTCGGCAGCCCGTGCTTCTCGCGGAACGCTTTAGCGTCCATGCCGAGCACGATGCGGTAGATCATGTTGATCTCGTTGGAGAAGTGGTAATGCTTCGGCTCGTCGTGTGCCGCCATGATGGCGTCGGTGAAGGCCGGGAACTCCATTTTGGCCGCCTGAAGCGAGCGGATGAACGTCTCCATTTCGTTGAAGCGCCGGATGTAGGCTTCTTTGAACTGTGCTGCCTTCTTACCGCGGTACCCCATTACGAGGAACGTGAAGCCGTCTTTGGTCATGAGGTATTCGGGCCTCTTTTCACCTTTCGCGTCCCTGTAGGCAACGCGCTCAAAATTGAGTGCGTTAAATTCTGCGCTGCAGTCCAGGTTCTCGATGTCGCGGAGCACGTTCCGGTGCTCCTTCCCGAACTCCTCGGCCACTTGCCGGCTGCTGCAGAAGGCTTGTCCATTCCGCTCATACAGGCGATACTCCGGGTTGAGAATGAGCTTGCTCACGCGGTGGTCACCTCGCTTCCGCTACGTTGATCTCTTCAGGCCTCGGAATGAACGGATATTTTTCGTGGAAGAATGCAACCGGCACTTTCCCGCGTTCCGTCCAGTAGCCTTTCTCTTTTAACTCATCATTCATGGCCTTGATCCGCATTTGAGCGGTCCGGATCGTGCCACAACCAAGGAGCTGCTGGACGTCTTTCGCATCATAGAAGTGTTTGGCGGCGCCCATCAGCTCACTTCCTCCAGCTTCATTCCGAGCATCTCGGCGATCCGGGGCTTGTACTTCTCACCGGCCCGAGTGCCCCTGAGAATCTCGCTGACATACGTCGTCGAGACGCCGAGCTCTCTGGCCACGTCCTTCATCTTGATGTTCTTGGCCAGCATGATCTTGCGAGCCTCAAGGCCGAACTCGGTATACCGCTGCATAGGACTATTCACCCACTTTCTGTAAATTTTCAGCTAAATTATTGACTGGCAACCGAAAATATTCTAATATCAGTAAGAGACACAACCTAATAAACCGTTGGGGGACGGTTCTTTGGAGGCGGGTTCTGGTAAACCCTGTGGTTTTTCGTTGCCTTTTTTGCCAACAATAAAGCTGATGAGTCAATAATAACGTCATATTTAACGCATGTCAACACAGTATGCGTAAAATATTACGCATCTATTTTGGGTTTAGGGGTGGTTCACTTGTTAGAAAATATTCAGAAGATGTGTAGTCTGAAGAATGTAACAATAGCTCAGCTCGAAAGAGATCTTGGCTTTGGTCGCGGCTCTATCTATAAATGGGGCAAAAATTCACCTTCGATTGATAAAGTACAGAAGGTAGCTGAATATTTCGGGATTTCCACAGACTTCTTGTTATATGGATTTGAAAAAAGCGAATTCGCGTCGCTCGTCAATTTAGCGAGGTATAGAAGATCGATAAAAGACTTTGCGAATGATACTGGGTTGGATGAGCATTATCTGAACAGACTTTGCTCGGGCGTCGAATATACACAACCTTCGATCGAGACA